TCTGTTCGGTGCTCTCGGGCATGGGGGTCTCCTGATCAGCGGTGGAAGTAGAAGCCGCTGCTCGGGCCGCCCACAAGCGACAAGAGGTACAGCAGCAGGACGATGCCAACGATCACGTAGATGATCGTTTTGACGATCTGCGGGATGCCGGGGATCTGGCCGATGCCCCAGACGATGAGGCCGACGATCGCGAGCACAATCAGCAGGTAGAGGAGGGTGGAGATCATTCGGGGTAGCCTTCGGTGTTTCGGGCCGAGGTCGGCCGGCGGTAGATCCCGGTGGTGCCGATGTCGGTCGAGTCAAAGGCGCGCACGCCCCCGCCGAAGACATACACGCGGTGGTCCGGGGCTTTGAACTCCGGGCCCCAGGCACGGCTCACCATCTCCTCGAGCGAGTACTGGCTGGTCGTGACCTGGCGCCCGAGCGCGGGGTTCAATGGGGGCAGAGGCATCAGCTCACTCCTTCGTTGCTCAAGTGGAATTCGCGCTCGGCCTGCTGAGTGCGCAGCTCCTGGCCCTCGTTGAGCAGCCGCATGATACGCGGTGTCAGCGGGTTGCGTTCGCCCTTGAGCGCGCGATCAGCGAACTGGGCATCCGCCACCAGCGCCTGCAGTTCCCACTCGGTCAGGTTCCTCACTTTGCGGCTCCTGCTTGTCTCCGGCGCCGATAGTACGCGTTCGACCATGCCCTTGAACACTCGACGTGTTCCCAGATTGGCCGCTCAATTCCATGGACCGGCGAGAGTTGGCGCATATTTTCCAGCGCGTCGTAGCGTTTGCAAAACCGGCATGATCGCCAGTTGGGGTTGCCGCACGCGTCCATCGCAGCGGTGCGGACGTGAAGCAACTTGTGGTACGCCTGGTCCGGACAGATGACCAGGTTCTCTGGTCGGTTATCGCCTGGATCACCGTTGACGTGGTGCACCATCGCCTTCGCGGGTAGTGGCTTCCCGCCATGCGCAGCTTCAGCGATCACGACATGCTGCAAACGGCGCAGGCCAGGCGCGGTGGTCACCCGAAAATGGCCGGTGTTCTGAAACCCGCCGGTGCCGCGCTTACGGTAGACGTTTCGGCTGGTGGTCACGTGAAGTCCGGCTCCAAGGTCGTTTGATCGACAAATTCGGGGGGCGTCGGGTCCATGTCATAAATGCGCGATGCGGCGTCGATCAGGTCTTTCAAGTTCCCAAAAGGGAAGTAAGAACACTGAATTCGGAACCGCTCGCTCACATCATAAACTTTGTCGTCTTGGTCTAGTCGCTTTATCTGTTGGCTCACCCGGTAGCCGTAGCCCGCGGCGACCATCTTGCGCTGCGTCCTCGTGAGGCGCTCGGGGTCGGTCGGGTAGGGCAGGTAGAAGCGATGGCGCTTGATGTCGGGGCCTAAGCGCTGCACCCGGTCCTTCTTGCTGCCCTCGCCTTCGCGCGGCCATTTTAGCTCTTGGATCTCCCAGCGTTCGCCCTCGACCCGTTGCTGTTCCAAAAAATAATCCATATCGGCCTGGGCGCCATAGCTCTCGTAGCCCACATTGAAGCCCATCATCCCCGGCGCATCGTGCCAGGCGTTGCGAAGGTCGCGAAGCCACCGCCAGCGCTCCATCAGGTCCATCTTGTGGTCCACCCCGTCGAGCAAGTACTTGTTTCCGGCGGCGTCCAAGGCCAGCACCACCATGGCAGTGTGAGCACTGTCTTTTTTCATTGATCGCGCCGGGTCGCAGAGAAGGTATCCCATGAGCGACAGCGGCCGCACCTCGTAGACCATCAGGTCGTTCACGTTGAACATGCGCTGCGCGCCGGCGAGCGGGTTGCACAGCAGCTGGCAGGCGACCGTGGCCTCGAGCTGATCGATCTTCTTCTTCGCCCACTGGGCCCGGGTCAGGAGCACCGGGTTGCCGTCGACCGTGCCATCGTCGGTGGCCGGGTGGATGCGCACCTTGGCCGCGCCGCGCTTCTCGATCTCCGCGTAGGTGTCGGCGAAGTGGTAGCGGGTGCCGACGTACTGCTTGCGGCCGCCGGCGACGCCTAGGTTGTCGGACATCGACCACGCCTCGGTCGTCTTCATGATCTGCTCGGCGGTGTTCACCGATTCCATGGTGACGACGTCATCGTAGAGCAAGAGCTTAAAGTGGGTGGAGGTGGGCTGGCCGTCGACCAGGCCCCACGCCTCCATAGTGCCCTCCTTCGGGTTGCTTTTGCGCTTGACCACGATCCCTGACTCCTGGCCCCAGCGCGGCGCCTGGCGCTCGGGGTCCGCCCAGAGGATGTCGGGGTAGGCCTCCTTCAGCAGCTCGTTGCTCTGCAGCTCCTCCATGATCTGCGAGAGAAACTTCTTGGCGATGCCCTTCGAGTGGCTGAAGAGGCCGATGGTGATTTCGGGATCGCGGAGGATCTCCTGGATCGAGCCCGCGAAGGTGATGACGGTCGACTTGTAGTGCTCGCGCGCCCAGATGTCCAGGTACCCGTCCGGGTTCGCCTCGACCTCGCGGCAGCGCTCGTAGACCCAGGGGTGGAGCGCGTCTTTGCGCCTAAGCACCTGCACCAGCAGGAAAAATCGATCAATCCGGCAGAGGCTCCTCACCGCCTCCATCGTCCGAAACTGTGGCCGCTGCCACTCGTTCAGCAAGTCCTCCAGAGGCACGATCGGCAGCGATCGCCGCGAGCCGCTCGAGGTACTGGCCGATGGTTTCAGGCTCTGGGGGTAGAGCTTCTGTGCGGAAACGCTTGCCGGGTGGGTTGGCAAGGGTCAGATCCCGCTTGTCGCGCCAGCGCTCAGGATCCCGGTTCTTCGACCAGTAGATGATCGAGGTCGGGTCGGGCGGGACGTGCTTGACGATCGGCACCCGGAGCACCCGCTTCTCGCGCTCGAGGCGCACAGTCTTGCCTTCGGCATCCTTGTGCTCGATGACATGGTCATAGGGGACGATCTCCTCGGAGTCGAAACTGTAGCCGGTCGCGCGTTTGTAGAGCGAGACCTCGACCCGCTTATTGGCCGGCCCCTTGCCGATCTTTAGGGACTGTAGGAACTTCGGGTGCTTGTGCTTCCAGGTGTTGAGCGTCTTCTCCGAGACACCCAGGGCCTCGGCGACCTCCCGGTCGGTCGCGCCGAGCTTCGCCATCGCCTTCGCCACCTTGCAATGGGCGGTCCGGTACGCGGTCGGCCGCCCGCCGCCCTCCCCCTGGCTCACAGCGCGTTGATCGCCTTGTCGTAGGCCTCCCAGTCGATGCCGAGCTCCTTGGCGAGCATCTCCTCGATCTGGGTGGCGAACACGTGCTCTCGGTGGTACGGGGCGGCTGGGTCATCGCCGGGCTCACCGGGGCCCACGAAGTCCAAGTCGAAGGCATCGACCTGTTCGGCCGTGATCCCGCGCTTCAAGCAGAGCAGCGCCTCGACGAGCTCGTGCACCGCAACGAGCGACTCCATCGCGTGGTCGTTCAAGTGTGACACGTTGATGCGCAGCGCATCCGTGTCGGGCCCGACCGGGTACCAGTCCCCACAGGTGCCGTAGCGCTGGTCGGCGTGCGGGATGCTCTCGATCAGGATCCGCACGTCAGCTGCGCGTCTTCTGTCCCTTCGCCTTCTCGAGGGCCATCGGGCGCTTCATGCGCGCGCTCTCGGTCTGTTTCTTCTTGCCGCCCATCTTGCGGGCGGCAGGTGAGTGTTTGATCGGCTTGATCGGCATGGTCGTCCCCTTCGTTGTTGGTCAATCGTCCCGAGAGTAGTTCCGATACCCGGTGTAGCCCGTGTTGGCGCCCAAGCCCGTGCGGCGGGTGTAGAGCTGCAGTCGGTGCGGCAAGTCCTTGTTGCCGCGGTGCAGGATGGTGGCGTCGAGATCGTAGTCGCCGGTGACGTTCGGCACATCGGCCCAGGCTTTGGGCGCGCAGGCGCTGCCGTGGGTGCCGCGGCGGCCCAAGGCGTGCATCTGGTTCGGTCTCATAAAATCGGGTCTCCTGGCTTTCGTAGGCCGAAGTTGTCGGGGCCGTCGACGGCGTGCTCGTGCTCCTCGAAGCGCCCGTCACGGATCTGCCGGGCCACGTCCTCGGGGATCGATATATGCGCCTTTTCCAGGGCCTGCTCAAAGGACTGGATCAATATTTCGAGCTTTGCCTGGTTCTCGATCACCCGGGAGGCTGAGTTGGTGTTGAAGTCCTGCAGGGCGTCCCGCAGCGGCATCGCCTCGCGCTCGCGGAACTCGCCCACGGCTTTGTTCAGGAGCGAGAGGTTCTCCCGCAGCACCGCGTTGTCGTTCACCACGGCGCGCAGCTCGAGCTTAATCCCCTCCATGGCCGCGCGCATCTCGAGGCGCACCGCCGCGATCACGTGGCCGACCACCGCGCGCTGCTCGGCCGGCACGCCGACCAGGCTGATCGGTTCAATCGGCGAGAGGGGTTTGAGCACTACGTCGTTCATGGGTGGCGGCGATCTGTTCGGTGGTCGAGTAGCCGGGCAGGCGGTCAATATACACAATCGGCACGATGTCGAAACCATGCCCCTCGGTTTTCCAGCCGATTTTGCGCATGGCGAGGCGCTGATCGGTGCCATCGCCCCGCCGGTACTCCGCGCCCTGGAAGATGACGTGGGGGCGCATCTCGAGCACGAGGTTCTCCCAGCGCCCCTCGAAGGGGACGACCGCATTCGCCAGGGGCCTGACAAAGCGCATGCGCCTCGCCCAGGTCCACACCGGGCGGTCCGGGCCCTTGACCTCCCGGCAGTAGCGGTCGCTGTTCAACGCCACGATCAGGTAGTCGCACTGCCTCTGGCATTCGCGCAGGTAGTACTCGTGGCCGGGGTGGAAGACGTCAAAACAGCCGTTGGTGAAGCCGATCTTCACTGTGTGGTCACCTCGCCGACCTCCTTGATCTCGATCTTCGAGTCGCGCCGCGGGATCACGCGTGCACCGTCTGGCATGCCCGGGTGCGCGCTGTGCAGTTCGCAGAACAAGACGGAGATCGCGTCGCCCGCCGCCTTCTCGGTCTCGGCAACCACGTGCAGGTGGGCGACAAAGCACCACTCTTTCACTTTGCCGGGTACTTCTGCTGCAGCAGTTGCACCGCCTCGCGCAGCAGGTACGGGATCTCGATCCCCGTCTGCCTCGAGAGTTTGCGGATCGTGTTCGCGTCTAAGTTCTCGAGCCGCACCTGCGGCGCTCGCTTCTGTTTCGGTCTTACTTCGACATCCATGGGGCTCTCCGTTATTGTTCGCTGGGAATGAGGCGCACGCAGTCCTCGGGATCATCTTGGGTCGATGCCTCAACAATCGTGCCGGGCTCGAGGCATCGCACGCGGTGCCGTCGGCCGGGCGGCAGCACCACCGACTGGCCCGCGTTCATCATCTGCGTGGCCCCGCTCTCATCCTCGAGCAGGAACTTGCCGCTCGCGATGTAGAAGCTCTCGTGCTTGCGCTCGTGGTAATGGAGCGAGGAGGCGATGCGGCGGGTGTAGACCAGCAGCTTCATGCAGTAGGCGCCGTTGTGGATCAGCCACTCTCCGCCCCATGATTTTTGCTTCAGTTCCATCAGCGATGCTCAGCTTCGTCACTCAAAGC